TTATTAACTAAAGTATTACCTGCACCTGCTGTTGTTGCAGTTCCTGCACTTCTTGCAAAGACTGAATAAACAAGGTTTCCTGTTGTAGGGGCAAAAGGTAATGTAACTGTAAGTGTAGTTGCAGAATCCACTTGGTTTATAGCATTGTTTCCAACTATTGGGTTTGTTGAAAAACTTGCGTCTGTGTTTTGAATTTCATCAATGATTACTCTTGCTGATGTATTTAAGTCAGATAGTTCAACTGTAATATCTTCATCATCTGTAATATCAGGTTCATTTCCTTGATAATAACCATACCAAATTTCTATAACCCTGTTAGGAGAAGCAATGGAGTTAAATGTATTTCTTAAATTTGCATTTGTCCAAAGAATACCAAATCCTGACATTGAGTTAATACCTGAACCACCAATTCCACCTGTTTTTTGTAGGTGAAATGTAACCATATATAGGTTGCCTTTAGTTAAAGGGACTGTTGGTGTTAAAGTCATTGTTTGAGTTGCTGTAGTTACTGTTCCTTGTGCTGTAGCAATAGGTAAAGTTCCATTTGTTCCAATGACAGATGTTCCACCACCTCCACCCACTGCAGATGGGGTTATTGTAGAAGTTTTTGCAATCATACACATAACTCCACCACCACCTCCACCCCCACCTCCAAAGTTTCCACCTGTTCCTGCAGCATTTCCACCTGCACCACCATTTGCTGAAATAACTCCACCACCTGTAATAACAGGAGAAGCAACAAAACAAATTCCACCACCACCCCCACCTGCACCTGAAGTTGCTGTAGTTCCTGTTGCAGATTTTGCACCTGAACCCCCACCTATAGATGGAGTCATTTGCCAATTTGTTGCACCAACAACATATCTTGTTAGGTAATTTACAAAATTTGAAGGGACTTTATTTCCACCGTCTGCATCTGCAGGGACTGTTACATTTGCAGAAGTAATCATGCCCCCTGTAAATGTAGTGTTAGATGCCCTTCCCATTGCACCTTTACCACCAAGACCACCAACCCAAGTGTTTGCTGTAGGTGTTGCTTGTGCAGTTCCAACAGCACCTGCTGAAGCAGCAAGAAGTCCTGTTGCTCCGTTACCCCCTGCTTTGAAGAATCCACCTAACCCTCCTGCACCTGCTGTAGTTCCTGAACCTGCAGAACCGTTATTATGTAATTCTCCATTTACAGTAAGACTATTTTGAGCAAATACTCTGTAACCTCCTGTAATAACAGTAATTAAAATATCAACAGTTATTGTTGTAGCAAATATATCTCTTGTTAAGGTGTAAGTAGAACCATTTAATGTAGCAAAAGTGTAAGTTGTAGAACCATCAAAAGTAATTGCACCATCAGAACCATCACCATAAACAGGTAATATTTGGTCGCCTGTGTTTGTTCCTGATAAATTTAAACCTGTTACATTTCCTGCTGCTGTTATTTCACTACTTGAATATATAGTTCCCTGAACTTGCAAAAGATAAGTAGGTGAGTTTGTTCCAATACCAACATTTCCTGACGCCTTTATAACCATTTTTTGAGTTTGAGTTCTATCAGTAGTTCCTGAACTTCCTGCAGTTGTTGTCCAAAATTGTATATCCGAAGAACCTGAACCTGTTGCAATTCCTGATTGTAGAACTAAATTTCCACCTGCAAGGTTTGTGCCACCTGATACTGCACCACCTGCTGTAACAGTTAAACTTCTTCCTGCTGTTGCTGCAGTTAAAGTTCTATCTACATTTACTGCTTTATTAGCAGTTCCGTTAAAGTTTAATGTATTTCCTGTAAGTGGTGTATTTGATAAATCTAATTTTAAGTAACCTCCATTAACTGTTGCTATTGGAACATTTTTCCATAAACCTGTTGATGATTCATATTGAAGTAAGTCTTTATCTGCTTTACCAACTATAGAAACATCATGAATTTCGTCTAATTCGTATCCGTTAATAATATTAACTATAAGTTCTCCTGATGAAGTTGCTTTAGTAACAATTCCTACTCTTACATAATGAATAGGTGCTGAAGGTTTAACATTTGTGTAAGTTCCTGCTGTAGTTCCTGATAAATATAAAGTATCTCCTGCTGTAAAAGACGATAAGTTAATTCCTGATATTACTCCAAAAGTAGTAATCCAACCTGTATTGTTATTAGCAATATCTTCAGAAGTAATACCTATAGTAAATGCCGAAGTAGCATCACTTGTTGCTAATGCTCTTGAAACAACAGGGGTATTTCCGGAGTGTCCTGAAATATAAACAACAGTTCCTTTAGTCATTGTTGTTCCTGATGAGTTTCTTACTCTTTTTGGTAGGACTAACTCCTGACCTAAAGCAACTCTTACATTACCACCGGCAAGTCCAAGTTTAAGATTGGAATCAGTTGCATTGTAAGCAACAGCACCTTCTGCAGGTAAAGTAGTATTTGCTAAATCAAATTGTGCTGAATCAAGTGAAATATCAGTAAAAGAGTTTTGTAGATTATCAAAAGTTATTTTCTTTGAAACAGGTGTAGTAGAAGTATCAGTAACAATGTATAAATCATCTGATTCTGCTGCGTTTGATGCTGCTGTTAATGCTGATAACTTTTGGTCTGCCATTACTGTTTAGTAAATAAAGTCCAAGTGTTATTTGTGTTTTTTTCATCAACCCAAATGGACAGTTTATAAATTACTCCTTCATAATCATAGAACGCATTGATAGTTGTATAAATATCCGGATTGTTTTGGTCATCCCAATCCATACCTTGAACTCTTTCAAGTTGCAACTTAAATGGTTTTTGAGCAATATCAAATGCTCTAAATTTTGGATTCCCACCTTTAGAAGGTAAGTTCCATCTTTGTCCGGAGTTTGTGTATAAAGATAATGAAGTTATTTCAAGATTATTTTCAGTAATATACTGAATCATCTTGTTCCATGCTGATAGTTCGCCTTCTACTTCAACAAAGTTACCTTTGCCTTCATATAGGGTTTCTCCATTATTTAATGATACTTGCCATTTAACATTGTGTTCCATAGTCATTGCCTACCTTTCAATATGTGTTTGTAGTCGTTACTCGCCTACTAATTTAGAAATAAGTTAATTCGCATCTAAATCTAAATGCTGTTTTAAGTCCTACAGTATCAGGTGAAACTGATGCCAAGATAAAAAAGTCGTGTGAAGTTGATGCTGCTTGGTCATTTAATGATACTGCAGAAGCACTGCCTTCAGCATCAGTCCAAGAAGAATCTCCTTGTTCTGCTGCCTTAAATGTTACTTCAGTTGGTGCTGCTGTAGTTGTTGTTCCGTCATAAGCGTAAAACACTGCAGAAGTAGTTTGAACCGAAGTTCCGTGTGAAAAGTTAATCTTTACAGGTGAGTTTGCAGTTGTAACTGTGTTTAAGTTCTGCGAAGCACCACCACTGATAGAAACAGTTGAAGATGTTAAATATTTAGAATTTTTAGGTGTATTACTTGAAGATTTATCTCCACCTACTGATGTTTCTACATGAGTTGAATCATTGTATGAACTAACAGTAATTGGTGAATTAAATGTTCCTGCAGCAAACTGATAAATATCTGTTGCTTCAACGGTTGTTGGTGATGTTCCTTGTAAATACCAAGTAAATGTTGCCATTTATACCCTTCTAAAATTCTTAAATACGATTGGTGCTACCTACCACTCCATACAGTATAGGAGTGGTAGATTAGCGAGAAGTTATGCCTTAATAAATAAATCTACTAATGCTTTTCTTCTTTCATCAGCAACTTTTGCTCCGTAAACATACAATGATTTGTATGCTTTACCGAAGTTACCAATGATGTCTTGCTCAACTTGATTTCTAACAAGTCCCATAGCAAAACAGATTGCAGATTTGTGTCCACCTAAACAGTGGAATCCATCAGTAGCATTTCCGGAAATTCTGTCATCTGAAACTTCATAGACATTAAATCCTGCGAATTGACCACTTAACATACCGTTAAGAACTGTTGTTCTACCGGACTCTGTTCCTTGTGAAATAAATTGTGGTGCTTGTCTGATAAGTGATGCTATATCAGCAGGAACTACCATAAATCTATTCTCGTAAGGAATTTCAGCATTTGTTAAAGTTGCTGCTGCTTGTGTCATGTATTGGAAAATAGTGTCTTTAGTTACTGTTAAAGCAGTATTTGCTTGAACAATATAAGAAGCACCTGCAGAAATTGCTCCACCTGAATAAGCAGATGTTTCATCATCAGAATCATTTTCAATTACGATTGCTGTATTTGATGACCTACTCTTAACTCTATACCATACGCTTTGTCCTGCTGCTTTGAACCCTTTTCCTACCATTGCAGCAGTAAAAGTTGTTCCTGTTCCGGTAACTGCACCTGTTGATGCAGTAACTTCTACAGTTCCTGTTGTGTAGTCAGTTCCGATAGTTTGACCGGAAGCAACATCAGTCCAAAATCCAAGAACAAATGTATCAACGACTTTTTTAATTTCGTTTCCTACTTGTTCAACGATTGTGTTTTCAGGGTTTTTGATATAAGACTGAAATGTATCCCAATCTTTAACCTTGAAATAGAAATACTTTTTTTGGTCTGTAACTAATACAGCATTAGATTCGGTTAAATCTTGTGCAGTCATGTCAGCACCGGTGTAGTTTTGAGCAGATAGTTTTCCAAATGTTAATACATTTAGTTTTGATGAAGTGTCTTTAATTTGACCTTCGTAATCACTGTTTGTAATAGCATCTGAAACAGATTTCATATAGAACACTTTTAATGCTTGGGAAGCAAATGCTTCTATAAGTTTGTTTGGATATGTTGCCATAACAATACCTTTCAATTAAATTTATACTTTGTTTTCTAAATTCAATTAAACTGTCCTGTTATGCAGGGTTAGTTTGAATTACTGTTTTAATAATAATTGAACATCTTATTTAATGTCAAGTAATTCTATATTTCTATGTTAATTTGACCGGATTTAATTAGTCGTCTGTATTCTTTAGGGTCGTTTTCTCTAATAAATGCTGCTTGTTTGTCATTTATACCTGCAGACTTAATTGGTGCTGCAGTAGAATTACCACCGGATAGAAGAACTGACTTCTTTGGTGCTTGTTTAATGCTTCTTTCGGCACTGAATAAAAAGGATGCAACAAGGTCATCTAAATCTACTCCCCTTCTTGATTCCTTCATAGCAAACTTTTTGAAGTCTGCTCCAAGTGAATTAAGTGATGGGTATTTAGAATTATCAACTGCATCTTCAATAAATGAATCTACTTTGGTTGCCCAAGCGTCAATTTGTTTTGATTCCTGTGCGACATTAAGTATTTTTTCAAATCTTTTCTCATTGATGTAGTTAGTCATTAAAACATTTTGAGAAAACTCATCTAAATCGTCATAATCTGCTTTTTTTAATTTTGCATAATCTCTCATCTCATCAAGTGTAGGTTCAGCAATGTTTGCTGCTTCTTCAATAACTTGATTTAACTTTTGATTTTTGAAATATAATGCTGATGCTTCCCTTGTAGATTCAACAAACTTATCTTTATAGTCTATTTCTTCTTCAGGTCTTTGATTATTGCTTGGGATATTAGTAATGTTTGCTTGATTATTATCAAAATTACTTTCCAAATCTTCAGAATTTTCTTCTGAATATTCTTGGTTGTTTTCTTCAAATTGTGGTTCATTTTCTACTATTGGTTCATCAATACTTGATAAATCAAACTCTTTATTTCTATTGTCCATAATTTCCTTTCAACAGTTCCGGCGTAACCGGAGTTAGTTATTTTGTTACTTTTCTTCTTGTAGTTTTCTTTGGTTCGGAAGTTTCTTCTGCAACCGGAGCAACTACGGATTCACCTAAAACTTCTGCATAAAACTCTCTTTGCATTGGGTTTAGTGCATCTCTCCTTGCTTTTAAGAAGGAGATTTCATCTTCTGATAGTGAGTTAGTAGGTTTAGATAAGATAAAGTTAAATCTTTCAAGTGATTTGGAATCCATATATAGATTATAAGTAATAAATTTGTGTTTAGTCAAGGGTGAGAAGGTATTTCACTTCCCACCCTGCCGTTTCTTGAGTTCAGTAAAGGTAACCGGTCTGCCGGTATAAAACCCATAATGAATCAAGTCATGGCAATAGGGACAAACCGTAGTCAAATTGTCCGGTCGGTCTGTTCCACCCCATCTTCTCCATACAATGTGATGGACTTCCAAGATGTAGTCTGAAGTCTTGCCACCACGACTGCAAAATTTACATTGGAAGTTATCCCTTTCAAGGATTGAATAGCGAAGTTCTTTGGGTAAATTACCCATAGTCATCACCTACCAATCTTGCTTCCTGCATATGGTAACCAAGCATGAAAAACGGCATTGCCATCTCACTTGCCTGAACCATATAGTCCATGTAAATTTCAGGTCTGTAAGTTGCAGTCAGTCTGACAGTTACTCCATCCCTGTAAAGAATTACAAGAACCTTCATTGTCTTTCTCCTTAACCGTGATTGTCTTGTTTTGGGTTAATGAACTTAAAGTCCTCCAATTCGTATTTCTTGACGGTGTAACCGTTTGCAAGAAACTCTTTAGACATGTGATAGACCAACTGCATCACTTGCCCAATGTAAAGACTGTGCGACTCCCTAGCGATTTTTAACTCGGTAGTGCCACGAACAAGGGTAACTACCACCTTAAATGTGAAGTCCGGCATAATATCTCTCCTTACTAATACCTTATTTAATTGTAACTGTGATATTTATAAAAAGTAAATTAACAATCCCATCTGCGTCTAGCAGCAAGTCCCCTTTCACCCTTCCATGACCTGCTTCTTGCACAAAATGATTTCTTTCGTGCAGCATCTGATTTAGTCTTTGGATTTGGTGCAGGTGGTTTTAAGTTAGAACCTGTTTCTCTGTTGTATTTAGCACGACCCTTTGCTGTAAGTCCTGCTCCTTTAGAAACCGGTAGTTTTTCGCCCCTACCAACGGACAATTTAACCTGTGGTTTATTTCTTCTTTTTTCCATAGGTCTTTAACTTTGCAAACTCTTTAGGTGCTATGGTTGATTTTGATTTAGGGTTTGATGTTCCCCTTCTTTTAGCAAGTGCTATGTTTTTAACCAAACTATTCTTCATATTTTTAAGTTCTTTTATTGTTTTCATTTTTTCTTTATTGCATCCCTAAGTGTGTAACCAATAAGTGCAGTTGTAATCATGTTAATTGTTTCTACCAATTTGTCATCAATGTAACCTTGTGAAGCAAGTATTGCTACAACAATAGATATTCCTGTAAGCATGTTGGTTTTGTTTCCGTCTAATACAGACAAATCAACTAATGGTCTTGGTTTTTCTTTTGAAGAAATTGTTGTTACTGCTTCAGGTGCAACAGTTGCACTTGGTGAAGTTGGTGCAATAGTTGTTACTGCTTCTGCTGTATAAACAGGTTTAACTTCCTGATTTGTTTTCTTTAATCTAAACCAACCTGTAATGTGGTCGTATGGGTGATTTATTATTTTGCATTTTTGAACTCCGTTCCAATTCTGCTCAAAAGACCTGAAACTCATTACATCCCCTTCAACAAATATTCCTATGTGTCCGTGAATACCGACTCCTTGATTCCAAATGATTACATCTCCTGCTTGTGGAACTGCAGTAGGGTCATTAGGAACACACTCAAACAATGGGTTGTTCTTAGCATAACCATAGTTTTGGTATGCAGATGCTACAGGAAACATCTGTATAGGGTTTTGGATGTTCCATACATCTACACAATATCTGTTAAATAAGTCTTGGCATTGACCTCCGTAGTTGCCGTCAAAATCAACTGTGGTGTTTTCATACTTTTTTATAAATTCTGTTAGGTTCATTTTGTATCTTTCTTTGAATCTTCTACTTCGTCATCTTTAACATCTCTTTTACTTAGCATAATGCCTGATAAAGCACCTGTTAGAAATGTTGCTATTGGGTTTATTAGTTTAAAAAACTCAGCATCATTGGGCGATTGAACTGATAGTGGTTGGGTTACAAATATAAGTGAGTATAAAACAGTGATTATGATTCCAAGAAGTGTCATTGATAGGATTACTCCCACAATAAACTTCAGCAGCATTTCCAAATCATCTGCAGTGTATTTTTTTCTCATTTTTTACCGACCTTTTCAGTCAATATTCTAAGTGTATCTTCAGTGCAAGTTGATGATGCTTTGCAAATTGGTGGGGTGCAAGAAGGACTACTCCAATTCTCAGGGTCTTGGCACTCATATCTGTATCTGTCTTGTCCTAAAAATATAATCAGGGCAAACATAATCATAATGAATAAGATTAAACTGATTGATAAAGCGATTATTCTTCTCATACTCTTATTCTAAAGAGTAAAGTTATTAAAAATCAATTATTTCTTTTTCTTTGACTTACCTGTTTCAGATAACATGATTGCGACTGCTTGTTTCTGACCCTTTTTAGAAGTAGGAACAGTTTTCTTTGATTTACCAATGTTTAGTTCTCCGGACTTCCACTCTTTCATTATCTTTTTTGCTTTATTCATTGCTTTTTTCATCATAGTTACGCCATCATCTTTCTTCTTCTCATCATAGATGGTTTCATTGCCATCATTGATTTCTTTTCTGCCATATTTTCCATTGCTTCTCTTTTCATAGATTCGCCTTTTTCTTTTTTAGCATAACCCATAGGGGACATTTTCTTTTCTGCCATTTCAGATTTAAGAATTTTTGCTCTCATTTTGTTACTCATTTTGTTACTCATTTTATTCATCATATAGAACTACCTTTCTCTAAATTATTACTTAAATGTTCTAATCTTTTCTTTATTTCTTCGTATGCTTGTTCCGGTTGTATTAAAAATTTCTCAATTAAAATCATGTTTTCAAGTCTTGCTTGTAGATTGATTATCTTTTCTTCGTCTTTAACTGAAGTTTTACATAATGTTTCGGCAATATCGTCTTTTAGTTTAGTAATGTATTTTCTGATGTCTGAAACTTCAATTTGCTTGGACTTGTATCCGGCGAGAAGATTCTCATAAGTTTTGAGTTCATCATAATTTAATTTTGCAGGGTCTATTCCAAACATATTATCTTCCTGTTAAATCCGGCATGGATGGTATTTCACCTGATGGCAATGCCATTTGCATTTGTGGCATATCTTCCTGCATGATTTCTCCTTCTATAGCGTTTGATTCATCAAGACCAAGTGTTGGTTCAGGTAATGCACCTTGTTCTTCATATTCTTCAACCAATGCAATTTCTTCCGGAGATAGTCCGGCAAATTGTAATAAGTGTCTTTTATAAATCTCTTGTAATGGTTGGTTGTTTGGCATGATTCCAACTGCTGCTTGTAGTTTTTGGATGTTATCAATGTCTTGTTGTTGCTTGTCTTTAAGCATTTGAACTTCAACTTGGTAACCCATCTTTGTTTTAAAATCTTTAGTTGTAATCTCTCTTGTGTAGATTTGTATTCCCCTTTTGCCTTTTTTAGTAACAAGAACCGGAATAAGTGTATCTACTGCAGATTGAGTAAGTTTTGCAAATTTAGTTCCTAATTCTTTCCAATCGCTATCAATAAACTTCTGAATTGATTCAACTCTTTGTTGAGCATTAGCAAGTGCTAACTGAACTTCACCTAAAGTTACTGCTTGTTTTTCAACTACTCCTTGTTGAGTTGCTGTTGCTGCAGTTGCCTTTTCAGCAAGTCCTACAACATATTGTATTTCATCTAATGATTCTGATAAATCCGGAATCTCAACCGGCATCATAACTTCATTAGGATTACCGGCAACCGGATAGAATCCAAATGGTTGTGGTGTATAAGTCTGTGGAACGAAGTTAGGATTTGTAGCATTGTAATAAGTCATGCCGTAGTTTCGGAGTTGTCTGTTCTCAACAAGTTGGGACATCCATGAATTTACAATCTTGTTTGGTGTTCTAATAACATCTCCTGCACCGTCTGACCAAAAGTCAGTTCTTTCAATGTCAGTTGCCCATGAAGTGTAAGGGAAATGGTCGTGCCAAAAATCATCTTCAGTTTCTCCAAGTAACTCATAAAGTCTTGCCTTGTATAACTTATAATATGAAGAATCAGCGACTGCTACAACATAAACATAAATCAAGTTTTTCTTGTGTTCTTCGCAATATTCATATTTATAAACTTCATTTAATTCAATAGTCATTGCACTGACAGTTGGAGTGTAAGCATCTAAAACACCCATAACAGAAAATCTTCTATCTCTATCAGTGTTGTATTCGTAAGTTGTGTCTTGTGCTAATGTTTGGTCTTTATTTGCGTAATGGATTCGTAATTGTTCTTTACCTTTTTCATCATATTCTTCGTTGTTTAATATATCTTCTAAAGTTCTAAAGATTCCGGTCTGCATGATAAATCTTGCACCGTCAAAATTAGTTGGATTTACAAATCTATCAACGAGCATATCTCTTGGGTCTATAACTTCCATTGTGATTTTGCCGTATTCAATATTTAACTTCTTAAAACTTCGCCCAAAAAGTAATGCCTGTTTTCTATCAACTTCAGCAAGTTGGTCTATATGGTTTCTTTCAGCAGTTTCTTTCCAATACTCATTGAAGTAAATTTCCTGTTGTTCTTTGTTGTCTAAATTTTTGAAATATAATTGTGGAGTTTCATTTAAGTCCTTCATGATTGTATTGATTGCATACTTCATAAGTGGAACATTGACCGATTGTCTTTGAATAAGTCTGTTGGTTACTACTTTGTCCCTATAAAGAAGGTAGTTATCGTCCCAATCTACTAATCTTCTTTCCTTAAACTTAAATGCTGATTGTTTGTCCTGTTTGATAGATTCTATATCTGCATCAAGGAACTGTTTTGTTTCTTTGTCCATAATGAAATTGTATGTATCAATTTAATAATTATCAAGTTGTAATTTGAGTCTGTGTTATTTAATCCAAAAAGGTTGCCTTCATTTAAGACTAACTGACAGAACATGCTTGTAAGAAAAGAGATTGGATTTATTATAGGTTGTTCTAACAAGAATCGGTGTTGAGGTTGTTAAGACAGTTAGTCCCCCCTTACCCCCCATAATGTATGTAGGGTTTAATAATACTGTCTTCCGTTTTCTCTCGGAGTATCATTGCATTTCACATCAGCGTTATGTTCTTAACATAATCGGAGAGAAGCATCTGTAATGCTTAATGTTCCTTCTCTATCTGACTTTACTGTGCTTTCTCTTAATCTTGTCTAATAATCGTATGTCTATGGCGTTGAAGCATAGCGATAACGGACTTCTTTATAGTCGCTTCCGTAGGTTCTTATAAGTCCCACGACTAACTAAATAATAATAAAAATAAAATATTATTCAAGATGGGTATAAAAGAAATATGGAGAATTGCCGTAAGTTCTATCAATATCTTCTGATGTTAATTGCTCTTTGAATACCTTGAGTCTTGGCACTTTGTTTTGGTCATAAGGAACTATAAAGTCCGGATTGTGCCATCTCAAAAGATTATTAGGTGGGATGCAGAAGTTACCGTCATCTAAAACTATAAACTGATAGCATTTAGAATCTTGGTCGTTTGAATATCCTACATTGAGTTCGTTTAGGTCGCCTTCGTAATCATCAATGGTAAATAGGTAAGTCCCACTTCTCCATTTAGCATCCCTGCAATGAACATCTACCCTTTTGTTTTGTAGGAAAGCAAATGTTGTAACTGCTATATTGTTTGATTGGCAGTCCCAAGTCTGAAGAAGAGATAATCTTTTTTGTTCGTCATCAGATAATGGGTCAAAATCTTCAGTATGAGCAAATGCACTTATTGGCATGTTCCAAAAGATTGCTCCGATTCTTGATAAAAAATGGAAGTGCATTGGTCTATTAAGCATGGACTTAACTCCAAAAATATACCCTTCAAGATGTTCTT